ATCCTTTCTTTAATTTAGATGGTTTAGTTGTGACTGCAGTTTTAAGTTTAGAACCAGGATTAGCTTTACGATAAGATTTAACCCCTTTAGCGTTTAACCCGCCTTTAGGGTCTTTTCCTTCTTTGCGTGTCCAAGCTGCAGTTTTCTTAGCCATTACTTCTTCTTTTTTTTCATTCCTTTATTCATTCCGTTACCCATTTTTTTAGGAGGAGGAGACATTCTCTTTTTTTTCATCTTTAAGTTAGGCTGTGCTACATGTGAAGGTACAATTCCGTTCCTTTGATAAGTTTTAGCAGCCATGCTTCCACCTGCTAAAAAATCTTTCATTGTCATTAATTTAGGCATATGATTTTCCTTTCTTTTTTTTCTTACCCCTTAACATAGCAAAATCTGCTGATGTAATTTTACCATCTTTGTTCATGTCTAGTTTATTTACTTTACCTTTTACTTTTTTCTTTTTTTTCTTTTCAGGTGGTCTTCCTTTTTTACTTCCGTAAGTTCCTTTTCCTGCTGGCATATATTATCCTTTTGATTGACTTCGTTTTATAGCTGCTTCAGTTGGAGCGCCTTTAGCACCCTTCTTACGCATCTTCTTTCCTTTTTTCTTC